AGGATTGATTTCGCAGTTCCTGTGATCAGGTTCCACGAACGCCGGAATCCTCGATGGGCCTGTGAAATTCCGCACGCCGGGGGNTTTGTGGTAGGATATGGGGACACAAGGAAAAAGGCCCTGATTTCNGCCGCGAAAACATGGTGGCGTAACAGAACAAAAAGATGAAAGTCACACCAATCACNNCGNCGCAAAGACCGGNCAACAACAAGAAGAAGGCGCCACCTCAAGGCCGCCCGAAACAACCAGAGCCTATGATGACTCTGTACGTCGGCGGCCACAAGGTTGACGAAGTTTTGTGACCAACGTAGTCCCGATCTCCGACAAGAACATGAAGGCCGGTACGCTGGCCCAGGCGATTGAGGACACTGTTTACGAGCGCGCTGAGGGAATGTCGCTTACCGAGATCATCGGCGCGCTCGATATCGTTAAAATGAAATTCTTTATGGACCAGATGGACGATGAGTGAAGTCATAAATCTCGCTTACGTCAAGGACGACAACCGGCTGATTACGCCGGAGCAGATGCTTGTAGATGTTCTGGCTGAGGCGCGCACACCAGGCTTTCCAAAAAAGATGATCGTGATCGCCCTAGACGACGAAGAGGGGGCTTTCATCACGCCGTTCTGGTGCTCAAACATTAGATCTTCAGAGATTGTCGCCCTGTGCCGCGTCGTGTCGGCTAAGGTCGAGGCCAATATCATGGGGTTGAAACCGTTATGATGACCGAAGAGGAAGAGATCGCGGCGATGATGCGCGAGGAAGAGGAGCGACAGCGGAACCTGATCCTGATGCAGGCGCGTGCAAATCCTGCCGCCGCATCCCAGTCCGCACCCAGCCTGATCGACCTGCCCGACACGAACGATATCCGCGAACTCTGCCAGGCTGCGGCACCGGAAATGATCCGCAAGGGTATCAATCTTGCGATGATGACAGACAACCTGCCTCAATTCACGGCCGCGATGAAAGAGATCATGGATCGTGGCTTCGGCAAGGCTGAGCAATCGATTAAAGCAACAGTAGAAAATAAGACCGGGTTAGCCGGCTTGAAGACGGAGAAACTTCTTGAAATCGTTGGACAACTCACAGGATTCATTGAAGCAAGCGAAAGAGCTGCTTCAATACATCAAGGGCGTAGTATTACCCACGCGGAAACTGGAATTATACTCCCCATACTCGAAGCAGAAGACGTTTCATAAACTTGGTGCGACGAAGCGAGAAAGATTGCTTCGCGCAGGGAATCAGTGTTCAGGTCCGTGGTCATTCATTGAAACGGGTCCGACCAAGGACCTTGCCGCCAATATTTTTTTCTCGACAGGCGCGCGTGTTCTTTCGTGGGACGGTGTATCTCAACGTGCCGCTCGAATTTCTCGCGGGTGTCTGCGGGGCATAGAGCCAGCGTATCGTCTAGTGATGGAATCGGGTCACTTCTTCGACTGCTCACCCAGTCACCAAATATTGAGCGAATCCGGCTATATTTCGATCGAGCAGTTAGTGTTGCGCGCAGATGGTCTGCATTTGCTGTATAGAGAGCAAGATTACTTGGCCAATTGTGTTGCGTATGGCTATCTCGATGATCGACAACCTCCTTCTCGCTCAGGTATCGACCCAGCATCACCTCAACCATCAATCGATGCTCAGCCACATAGCCTGATTTTTTCGCCAGAGGATGTAACGGCGCGTATACATCAATATACCACCATTTTGACAGAATGCGCCCACCTTGCCACCTTTGATGGTGTTCCGCCGCTGCTCGCGGACCTGTTCGAGATGTTTTCACGTCCGAGGATGAGAGAAGCCGCTCTACCGCTGACAGGTGGACACCATAAAAATCTGCGACTTCTTGCTGCGTTCTCCGATCTTTTCCAATCATCTGCCGTATCTCGGCCAGGTGATGGAAAACACCTTTCCCTCCTCCATGAAGAGGTCGTATGCCCCGGCGCTGAAGAAACGCCTGAATCTGAGTCTTGGTTAATCCGAGCAGATCGGCCATTTCGTGACGGCTATATCCAAGAGCGTTTAGACGAAGAATCTCGGAACGGTGTTGTTCGCAAATCGATTTTTTACCCATTCAATCCCCTTGCGCTAGTTGGCGGGCAGCGTATCGTTGCTGTAGTGCCTATTGGTTACCAGCCGATTATAGACTGCGAAGTTCCTGATTACAATAACTATTGCGCCGCTGGGATATACCATCACAACTGCGGGAAAACATTTTCAGGTGCCGCAGAAATGGCGATGCACTTAACTGGCTTGTACTGCCCCGGTTGGGAGGGAAAAGTATTCGACAAGCCGGTGCGTGCATGGGCGTGCGGTGTTACGTCCGTGGCGGTCCGTGACTCCATCCAAGCGCTGCTCGTCGGTGAAGTTGGAAAAATCGGCACGGGATTCATCCCACAGGATTGCATCCATGAGATTCTTCAGGCGCGCGGTATCGCGGACGGCATCGATACCGTCATCGTCAAGCATGTATCCGGCGGCCTGTCTCGCCTCAAGTTCAAATACTACGAACAAGGCCGGGAGAAATTTCAGGCCGAGACGCTCGAGATCGTCTGGTTTGACGAAGAGCCGCCCGAGGACATCTACACGGAAGGCCTGACCCGAACGAACGCAACCGGTGGTATCACATGGATGACGTTCACGCCGCTGCTCGGCATGTCGAAAGTCGTCCGGCGCTTTCTGAGCGACAAGTCAGATTACCGCGCCGACGTCAATATGACGATCATGGACGCCGAGCATATCCCGATCGAAGAGCGCCACAAGATCATCGACTCGTACCCGGCACACGAGAGAGAGGCGCGTCTCAACGGCACCCCCATGCTCGGCTCCGGCGGTATCTTCAGCCAGGTTCCGGAGAGTCTTATTGCCTGCGACCCGATCGATCCCAGGCTTGTGCCAAACCACTGGTCCGAGATCGGCGGCCTTGACTTCGGATGGGATCACCCGACTGCGGCCGTTCGCCTGCTGTACGACCCCGATAGTGACATTATATATGTCACGCACGCGTACAAGCGATCTGAAGCAACACCGCTGCACCATGCCGCAGCTATCAAACCATGGGGCACTAATATGTGGTTCGCCTGGCCCCATGACGGTCTGCAGCACGACAAGGGCTCGGGCGTTGAGTTGAAGGAACAGTACCGCCAGCAGGGGCTCAAGATGCTGGAAGAGTACGCGCAGTTTCCGGACGATCGCGGAAACGGCGTTGAGGCCGGGCTGTCTGAAATGTTGATGCGCATGGAGACTGGACGGTTCAAGGTGTATCGGCATCTGACTGAATGGTTTGAGGAATATCGCCTGTATCACCGGAAGGATGGGAAGATTTGCAAGGAGTACGACGATATTTTGTCGGCCACCCGCTATGCCCTGATGTGTATGCGTTTCGCGACGTACATGTTCAAGCAGAGACAGCCGAATGGGACATCTGGCAGCTTCACCGCGGCGTACAATCCGCTGGCTCCGTCCCACATCGCTCAGGATGTTGCGTATAGCCATAAGTTCGAGTACAATCCTTTGAAGAGGTAAGTATGACAATCAAAATCCACACCACCCACCCCCCGTACGAAGACGGCAGGATATATGTTTATGGGCGGGATATTTATCTGGCACCTATGAAAGGTGTGCGCGAATTGCCCTTCAGGCTTTGCACGATCTCAGAAACCGCGTGTGCTGAAAAAATCGCCAGAGACATGGTGTATGGCTGGTCATTTCAAGATGTGTTCTTGTCTTTGGAGGGTATGGTCCGTGACATGACGGACGGCGGAGAATTTAGGAACAGGACTTGTTTATCGATGCAGATCACAACTGACCAGTTCACACAACTCCTTTTGTCCGAGGCCAAGCAGGCGCTTGAATCCGCCCGCCAAAGGCATTTTTGGCTTTATCCAGAAGACAGCCCATCTGTGTAGAGAGAAACGCCTAATCCAATCCACCGCGCACAACCCGCTTAAGAGGTAACCCTGTGCCCAGCAAGACTGACAAACAAATGCGTGCGATGCACGCCGCAGCCGCTGACTCAAAGGTAGCGAAGAAGCTCGGCATCCCACAGTCGGTCGCCAAGGAGTTCGTCAAAGCGGACAAGAAGAGATCTTAATATAGACACTCCGGCCGTAATACGTTAAACTGGCGAAAAACACCAGGGGATCAACCTATGGGAAGCCTATTCTCGTCACCAAGCATACCTGAAGCACCAGTTGTACCGCCACCACCGCCCGCCGCAACACCAGCACAATCCCCCATAAAAAACTCCGGCCAGAGCCAGAAAAATCGCGCGCAAGCCGCCGCTGCAGGCGGTTCTGCCGCCAGCGAAGCGCCGGCCGCGCTGAAGAAACCTCCCCAGACCGCCAACGTTACACTGCTCGGTGGGTAGATATGCCACAGGGGCAGCCGTCGCGCACCGCATGGCAGGACATCATTGAGCGCCTGCGTGAGCTTGCGCGCCGCAAACCAAGGAAAAAATAATGGCCGACCTTAAGGCTCCCCCAGGCAACAAAGCGTTCTATCAGAAATCATCTGCTGCCGAGCTGGCCAAGCAGCCGTCAGACAAACAGCCCACGGACGGACCATCAAGCCCTCCGTGGAACATCCTGCGCGGACACCTCGAGTCTCGCCTGATTGGCCTGCGAAGCTGGCGCTCGTCGTGGTGGTTCCAGAACTGGTCGCAGCTCGCCCAGTATATCGAGCCCCGCCGGTCGACGTGGCTAACTCAATCCACCGGTGGCACGCCGACACCTAACAGCATGAACCGCGGCCAGCCGATCAACAACTCCATTGTTGACCCTACCGGCACCTACGCCGTCCGTGTCTGCACCGGCGCGATGGTATCAGGCCTCGCATCCCAATCCCGTCCATGGTTCCAGTTCGTACCCAGCATCAAAGGCGTCGAACTCGACGCTGAAGCCCGTCAGTGGCTCGATGACGTTGAGGAGCGCATGTACACGATCATGTCCGGATCGAATTTTTACAATTCATTCAGTCAGGAAATCGAAGACCTCATCGTATTCGGTACAGCGCCTGTCATTATATACGAAGACGAAGCCGACGTTATCCGGTGCTACAACCCGGTCACCGGCGAGTACTTCCTGTCGTCGTCGTCAAGCAACCGCGTTGACGGTCTGTATCGCCTGTTCGTCATGACGGTCGCCCAGATCGTCGACAAGTTCGGCATCGATAACTGCCCGCCCGATATCGTCGCGCTGTGGAACGGAAAGAAAAACCAGCTGGATCAGGAGCGCATCGTCGCCCATTCGATCGAGCCTAATTTCGGCATCGGCCCCACAGAAGCCGGCAAGGTCCCTGGCAAGTACGCATGGCGTGAGGTCTATTGGGTCTACGGTGCCGGCGGAAACTTTCCATTATCGTTCAAGGGCTTCGTTGAGAAGCCATTCAGCGCGAGCCGCTGGTCTGTCCAGAGTAACGATGCTTACGGCCGTTCGGTTGGCATGGACGTCCTCCCGGATATCGTCCAGCTGCAGGTAGAGACACTTCGTAAGGCTGAGGCTATTGAGAAGATGGTCCGCCCGCCGATGCTCGCGTCGATGGAACTGAAAAACGAAC